ATCTTGACCTGATTCAGAAATGCACAGTGTCAAGAGAAGAACGCAAAGTTGATTACGGCTCTCTGCGAAGTTGGTATTTGTTTGGTAATGGGCCGGATGAACCCCCGGCGCTGTACAACAAAATCTTTCCTCACATTGACCAGCTGACTTCCTTCTTGTACTCAGCAGAAACAACCCGCTTTAGCATTCAGCTGGGCGCTGCTGTTAACGAGATGGAACACATCAAAGTCCCAACACTGACCCGTGCCCTCAATGACGAGTGGCTAAATAGCAACGCTGACCAAGTTTTTTCTTCTGCAACAACTTGGGCGCTAGTTTACAACTCTTGCTTTGTCAAACTGATTATCAACAACGGCATTCACCCGTACCTAGTTGAACCTGCTTGTATCGGTGTGCTGCGGGAAGACACGCCCTACAGCGACAGGCAAGAAGCCCTTGTCCAAACTTACTACATCACCAAGTCAGAACTGTACGCACGTCTTTACTCTCACCCCAAGAGAGATGAAATTGTTGCCCGTGTAGGCTCTACTCAACATGAGCGCACAGAAATTGCCAACGGCATTGAGCGCATCATCATGTCGCAATCAAACCCAACCATGTACGGTAACGTCAACCTTGACCTTGCTGGCGGCAATCGCTACAAGGCTGTTGTTGCTGAAGACACAGTAGAGATGACAGAGCTGTGGGTGTGGAACGATGACATTCAAGATTATCAAGTAGTCACCAAAGCCGACCCAGACGTAATCATTTACGACAGGGCTGGCGAATCTGTGTTTGTCAAAGGTGAGCTGCCATTTGTGCAGATTGCACCTAACCCACTGTACGACTACTATTGGGGTGGCTCAGAAGTACAGCGCCTTGTTTACTTGCAGCAGCTGCGTAACAAACGCATGGCTGAAATTTTAGACCTGCTGTCTAAACAAGTTTCTCCACCAACGGCCTTGATTGGCTTTACGGGAATCTTAGATGAGAAAAATTTTGCTCTCAATCGTGCAGGTGGCCTCCTCGCTACTGACATGCCTAACGCAAAAGTTGAAAAACTTGCGCCTCAAATTCCTCCAGATTTATTCCGAGAAATTCAAGAAATAGATTCCATGTTTGAGGAAGCATCTGGCATTGTCTCTGTGCTGCAAGGCAAGGGAGAAGCTGGTGTTCGCTCCTCTGGTCACGCCTCACAACTGGCTAGACTTGGTTCTTCTCGGGCAAAGAAACGTGCGCTCATCATTGAGGACAGCTTAGAGAAAGTTGCTACGCTGTATCTCAAAGCTATGCAGACGTATGACAACACACACTTCACAGACACGCAAGGTCACAAGTTTATTGCCGAGCAATTTACAAAAGATTTTGTGGTGAAGGTGGACGCACACTCCAACTCTCCCATCTTCATGGAAGACCTGCGCCAGCTTGCGTTTAACTTGTACAAGTCAGAAGTCATTGACAAAGAATCTTTGCTTGACTTGCTAGAGCCGCCCATGAAACAATTACTCAAAGACCGTCTGAAAAAGATGGAAGAGAAAAAGGCTAAGCAGCAAGAAGCACAAGCGGCAGCGCAGCAACAAGCGCCAGCCAAAGGTAAACCAGATTTAAAGCAGGTGGGATGATGGCAGAAGCTAAGCAAGTATCACCAAAGAATGACCAACCTCGGGTCAATACAAAAGACTTATCTCGTGGGGAACAAACTCCCAACTTGACATATCGCACGCAAGGTATTAAAAACACAGGTGGGCGTAGTCAGCGTGATTATGCTCGCCGTTGACAACCAAGGAATGAACATGTACAAAGCACACAAGCGTGGTCGTAAGACCCGTAGGTAATTCCCCTTAACAAGGAATCGGGTGTGGCTTCCTTCCCGTCAAAAGGTCGCCGCCTTCAACATGGAGAAGACTATGCGTAAAGCTCGTAAAGGTCGTAAGAGCCGCAAGTAATTAAAGAGGGGCAACCCTTTTTAATTGCGGTTTGACCGTTAAAATTCTTTGAAGGGCTGAATTAAAATGCCCTTCACTTGTTGACAAGCGGTTTGTAAGTGGTTACAAACGGCACATAAGGAGTTTTTATGAGTGTTCCTGCTGATAAATTGATGGAGTTAATGCGTGGCCCTCGCTCAGGCGGCGGTGGCAATCCTTCCGGTTTATCTATGCCATCTGCTGATATGTCCGGCTCTGCTGGAATGTCAGATGCAGAAACTCCTCCAATGGCTTCACCAATGTCTACGCCTGAACCCAAAATGGGGTCAAGAGAAGCTGCCATGATTAACTTGGGCATGGCTATGGACTTGTTAGAACAGTCTCTCCCAGCTTTAGGCTCAGAATCAGAAGAAGGACAGAAAGCTCTTAATGCTATTCGTGTCCTCAACGGCATTCTTGGTCAGCGCAAGAGCAAAACAAACGAATTACAGCAATCTGAAATTCTCCAGATGTTGCAAACACTTCCTCAAGCTGGTGGCGCATCGCCTGAAGGAAGAGCTATGGCTCAAGCGCCGATTCCCGGTATGCCTCCTGCAGGTGGCGCACCACAACCATCCCCAATGTAAGGAACTATCATGGACTTGTTCAAACCCCGTGGCGCAGCAGCACCCCGCCGTCCTACTGACAACAATCAGCAGCATGGCGTGATTACAAACACACCTCGTTTTTCCCAGTTGGGCGGCTTGTCTGCTCCCAACAAAGTTGGCAAAACAGGTATGGCTGTACAAAAGCCCGGTGACGGTAAAAAAGTTATCTAATACGGATAAGAGGGTAATACTATGTCACTAGAAAATGTCTCAATGGAAGCACGTGATGAGCTTGCAGCGTTAGCGCAGCAGCTTGCAGATAATCCTGCAACACGTAAAGATTTCCTTCGCATGACCAAAAAGGTCAAGCCTGACCTGCCTATTCCAGAACTGGACATGGAAGACTACACCTACAATGCAGTCAACAAGTCTGAGCAACGAGTGCAAGCACTTGAAGCTAAGTTACGTGAACGGGATGCCGTTGAAGAGCTGCAAAAACGCAGACAATCTTTGATGAAAAAAGGTCTGATTGCTTCAGAAGATGAAGTAAAAGACGTTGAAAAAATTATGCTGGAGCGTGGTATCACTAATCACGAGACAGCAGCAGAGTTTCACCAGTGGATGAAACAGGCAGCAGTGCCCACCTCTTCAGGATACAACCCTTCACCAGTCAAACAATTTGACCTGAACAAGTATTGGAAGAACCCGGTCAATGCTGCCCGTGATGAAGCTGCAAGCGCACTCAGGGATTTGCGTAAACCGCAACGTCCCATTGGGTTGTAAGAGGGTAATGGTGAGAGCGAAAGTTCTCTTTTTTATACGTTCGTAAGGAGGCCTTATGGCTATTGGCGGCGGCATCCTACCAGCTACGGGGTCATCTCAGTTTAATGAACTGACTTACGTAACTCGTAGAGCCTTTATACCTAAGCTGGTTGTCCAGCTATACAACTCGACACCTTTAATGGCGGCATTGATTGCAAACAGTCAACAAGCTAGTGGCGGTGTCTCTTCCGTAACCGTTCCAGTGCAAGGCGCACAGTTTGTGAACGCTCAATGGTCTGACTACAGCGGCTCGTTCGCTCAGCCTTCAGTCCAGCAGGGTGCTTACAACGCTGAGTATGACCTCAAGCTGATGATTTCTCCTGTACCGTTCCTCGGTATGGAGGGAGCAGTACAGCAAGACGCAGCTATTATTCCGTTGATTGAAGCTCGTATGAACGATGCAACCAACGTGATGATGGATGCAATGGCTACTGCTTTGTACAACAACACAACCAACACTCAACAGTTCATCGGTTTGCCCGGTGCTATTGACGATGGCACAACTTTGGCTACTTACGGTAACATCAACCGTAGCACCTACACATGGTGGAAGTCCAAGCAATATGCTGCTGGCGGTGTTAACCCAACTCGTCAAAACATCCTGCAATACATTTCTGGTACTGTTAAAAACGGTGCTGAAATGCCTTCATTCGGTGTTTGCGGATTTGGTACATGGACATTGTTGGCTCAAGACTTCGTAGGTCAAGAGCAATATGTCATCACACCCGGTTCTGGTTTTGATTCTGACCCTAATGGCCCTCAAGCTGCATTCCGTGCCTTGATGGTTGCTGGTGTCCCAATTTATCCCGACCCGTATTGCCCAGAAGGTACTGTGTACTTCCTGAACACTAACTACTTGTCTCTGTACATCCACGAGCAAGGTTCGTTTGTGTTTACGGGCTTTGAGTCCACACTTCCTAACTGGCAAATTGGCTACGTTGGTGCAGTTTTGATGATTGCCGAATTGGTGAACGTCAAGCCTAAAGCAATGTCCAAAGTGACGGGTTACAACTACCTCTCTCTGTAAGGAGTTAAATCATGTCATTAGCAGCAAATAAAATCCTACTGGCGAATGCCGCCACGAACACCGCTGGTGC